GAAGGCCTGCCCCCCTGAGCCATGAATGGTAACACAGTGGGTGCCATCCCCGGCCCACCGCGCTCTTGCTGACCGCCACCACCCTGTTCTGGCCCACCAGGGCCTCCGCCGCCAGGACCCCCGCCACCGGGGGCTGGCCCGCCGGGGCCACCGGGTCCCCCGCCACCGGGTTGCCCCATCATGCCCATCCCCATAGCCATCATCTGTAGCTGCATCAGCTCAAGCTCTTTTTGCATCAGTATGTTCTTGGCCTCTTTGAGCCAAATCTCTGCCAGTGTCTCGTCGCCCTGCTCGTTGGCGGCTGTCCACATGGCAAAGGCCTGGGCCACCGGGGAGGCCCGGAAGGCCTGCTGCTCCAGTATCTCGGTGTTCATCAGGTCGGAGTCCGCTATGCCCAGAACCTCGTCCTGTATGAACCGGTCGGAGACCACTGGCTTGCCGGACGGGTCTGGTGCCCGTAGCTGCTGGGCGCGGGCCGCGTTGGACATGTCGTCCTGGGGCAGTATGGCGACCAGCTTTACCTCAAAGTTGCCGCCCTGGGAGACCGTCTGGGGGTCTATCTCCGAGGAGAAGTAGTCCCTCTCCGGGGCCTTGGTCACCCCGGACAGCTCCATGGTATCGAAGCTGCCGGTGGCGTACTGGTCTGCCAGTAGGTTGAGGCCCTGGAAGTAGGCCGACTCCATCGCGGCCAGGGGGAACTTTATGATCGTGGTCATGCCCTGCCTGAGCGAGTTTATGGCAAAGCCCGATAGCTGGAACTGTAGCTCCCCGAACGCCGTGTGGGGGAGTGCACCGCGCTGTATCTCCCCGGTCACTAGGCTTAGGTAGACCCCGGTCTCCTGGGCCATGGTCAGGAGGTTTAGGGTCTCGACCTTGTCCCCCTCGGCCAGTTGCAGGGTGGAGCCCGCCAGGTACGGGTTCTCGGACAGCATCTTGCGCCCGTCCCTTGAGGTGATGACCACGGGCTGCTTCAGGGATCGCTTGATGAACTCGCTGAGGGCCGACAGGAGGTAGTTAAGCTCGTCGTACTGGGCACGGTCGGCCTGGAAAATGGACTCACCGTAGAACTTGGAGCCGCTCTGGCCGTCCTCGGTGACGATGTTTGGGTTTGAGGCAACGGGGCCGATTATTATTGGTATCCGGGGAGACCCGTGCGGGGTTGGTGGCTTGAGGATAATGTCCTCGGTACACACGAAGTTGGAGTCCGCGTCGAAGTAGTCGTAGACATCCATCATCTCGTTGTCGTCGTGGGATATGGAGCCGTTTAGGCGGGCGTCCCCCATGACAACATCCGGGTACTCGTCCTGTATCTGGGCGCGGGTCTTCTTCACCTTGTAGCAGGCCCAGCTTATGCCGTCCCGGCCCATGCCCCAGTAGGTATTGCGTATGTCCCAGGGCATACAGTGGGGCACGGTCTCGGTGCCCGTGTCGGTCTCGCGCTTGACCAGCATGAAGACACCGGCGTACCAGCCCCGTATGGCGACTCCCCAGGCCAGGGAGGCCTTCAGGGTGGGCTCTACCAGGGCCAGGAGCCGCTCGTCAATGGCGTTGAGCACCCCGACGGCGTAGCGTTCCTTGTCGTTGGCCTGGTCCCGCTGCTCCCTCTCCCGCTGGGACTGGTGCACACGGATGGTCAGTATCGCGTCCGTCAGTATGGAGGCGACCTTGTTCGCAAAGGTTCTGGGCTCGTTGGAGGTGACCTTGCGGAACCCGGACATCTCCGGGGCCCCGGCGTAGGGTGTCAGCTTCCAAAGCTCGTAGTCCATGTCCATCCGAGACCTCATGTCCTTTGTGGCCTCGGAGTGCCGGTCTACGGCGTCCTTGACGGACTGTGGCGTGTACTCAGGCATATCACCCAAAATCCACTGGCTGTCGGGCTAGAAGTACGTGACCGGTATCTCCAGTGACTCCGCCGACATCCCGTACCCGAACCGGTCGATTATCAGGTACTCCAGTGCCCGGATTGAGTGGTTGTTCTTGTTGTCCGGGGTCTGGCCCACGATGTTACCGTCCCGGTCAATGTGCCAGGAGTATACCAGAGTCTGCCCGGAAAGCGGGTTTGGGGATGTTCCGAACTCGGACAGTATCCCCTTGCACCGGTTTGAGAAGATGACCTTGGGCTCCCCGGAGGTCGGGTTGGGCTCAAGGAACCACTTCATGCGGTTGTCCAGGTCGTTTATCGACTTTATCGTCTGGGCCCGGAGGTACACCCCGGTCTGCTCCAGCCATACCTCCCCCGCCGGGGATCGTGCGCCCTGGTGCCCCCAGCCGGACTGGTCTATCACCCCCCGAAGTGTCGTATCGGAGCGGTTAGAAACGTCCTGGTACCATGGCCGGGACTTCAGTATGCGGATCACGTCCTCATCGACCTTGTTCTCGTAAATCTCGTCAAAGACACGTATCTGGTCGTGGACGATATGGGCCGCCAGGAGAGCGTGAGCGCCCGCATATCCGGGGTCTACCGCGATATACACGTCCTGTCCGGGGACGTACTCCACCGACCTGACATGTATGGCCGGGGAGAACCTGAACACGACCCCCCTGGGCGGGACGGGCTCCCCCATGATGCGTTGCAGGAAGTAATCGTCGGAGGTATTGGCCTTGATGTCCAGTATCTTGGGGTCTTCGTACCCGCCGGGGAAGATGTGGTGGTTAGTCGGGGTGGGCAGTATAAAGCTCTGGGCCTCCGCCGTGCCGTTACGCCAGGACTGCAAGAGCTGGATATACCACCCCGTTGACTCCTCCATCGTCCCGGCCATGACCAGCCACCCGTCCTTCTCGGCCAAACGCTCGATGCAGCGGTGGTAGGTGTCGAAATCGACCTGTGAGGCCTCGCAAAGTATGATCCCGTACGGTGCCTTCATGGCGATTCGGCGCGGGTCTGCCGCGGACTTGGTCTCGACCAGTATCTCCATGGCCGGGGTGTCCACCGTGTCCGGTATGGTGACCGTCACGGAGCCGGGGTTTATGGCCTTGGTGGGCTTTACGGCACCAGAACCGAAGATGTTTACGAAATCGTCCACCAGATAATCGAACTCGGCCTTGGTGCGCTCGTAGTCCGCCGCGATGAGCCAGTACAGCAGTGGGTCGGCCCTCTTGGAGGCCCCCATCCACTCGATATGTTTAACAATATCGTCCGGCAGGCGGTCTATAAGCTTCTTCTCGGAGGTGTACGACTTCCCGCCCCTGGCCCCACCGGAGGTGAGCACGCGGGACTTCCGGCACTTGATAATGGCCTCCTGCTCGGGCCCGGTAGGCTTAAAACCGATGGTATCGAGCAGTGAGGTGGGTGCCGTGGTTGTCGTCATCGGGCCCCGGCCATGCTAGTACCGCTTTTTCCGCGACACAACCTTCTTCCCAGTCCGTGCGGCGGCGGTCTTCGCGGCGCTCTTCCCGGCCTTCGTGTACGGGTAGGTCTTCTTCCCAACTTTAGGCATACCAACCTCCAATCTTCCGGCCAACACTACCACAACCCACCCAAACAACGCACCCCGGCCCACTTTTTTAAGATTAAACTCAAAAATACAGCGATGTGACAGTGAAGTGACAGTGACCTTAGCAGAATAGGCCCGTTTTTCTGCGACATCTGCGACACACCGACGAGTTTAAGCCCCCCCCACCGACGGTACCGACGGCAGATTTCGGCCCTTGCACCAAGACCTAACCTCCGACAGGGCTATATGTATAGCGGAGGTGAGGTTAGCGGGGACTTAATTCGTTTAATTCGTTTAATTCGTATGTTCGATGTCGAATCTGCTCCCTCAAATCTCGCTCGCCCACGTAGTCATCTCGATATGCGGGATTAAACTCCGCCATAAATCAAAGGCCGAAACCGCTTAACATACCCCTTTTTTTATGGTAATCACTGCAAAAATAGTGTATAGACACCACGGTCTAACAAGGCTTGCATAAGTAACGTAACGCAGCGGGAGAAATAAAAAGGGACTTTTTTGTGAGAAAAAAGTCCGCGGGGGTGGCTAAAGACGATCCCTCTCCAATGTTAAGGGTCACCCCGTCGAGCCTACCACCCCTCCACCTGGCAGGGCCGGGGCGTCCTGGCTCCCCTCCACCACCTTGGGCGCACCCCGTGCCAGCTTGAGTATGGCCTGCATCACCTCACCTACCTCCGCCTGGGCCACGGGCTGAGGGCCGCGCCACCTGGGACTGTGGGCATTGAGGGCGTGCGACAGTAGGCCGTCGCTCCCGATGCGGCCATTGAATGACGGCTCCATGATGCGCTGGTAGGCGATGGACTCCAGGTGGTCTACCCAGGCTGACTGAGCCAGGGCGAAGCGCCGGTTGAAGCCGAACCGATCCTTGCTACGCCAGTAGTAGAACTGATCGCGGTCTATGCTGGCCGCCTTGCTGGCCCCGGTGACCGTCCCGGTAGTGGCGTAGGCGTGGAGCCACGCGGCCTGACGCATCGCAAGCTGCACCTTTGCGTTGTCGGCATCCGCCGGTGATACGCCATCCCAGTCCTGCTCACGCGGCATGTAGTCGGCCAGTGCCTGTTGGTCTAGCTCATCCATGCCACCCAGCCTACCACATACCATGTCCCCCCTTCCCCACCATCATAGCCTGGTTGACATGCTGTGCCAGGGTATGCTACCTTGATGCCCTGGGTCTCACCATGGCCCTCAACCATCCCACCAGGAGAAGCGAACGGACAACACCAACGGACTGGCCTGCCAGACATACGGCCACCCAACCGTCCCCGATGCTACGACATGTCGAGCCATCCAG